ACCCATCGATCGCGCCATCGGCAGCGTAAACATAAAGTTCAAGGTTCTCGGCCAGATCGACGCCGGTTAAAACGATGAACTGCGAAGATGATAGATCAAATATCCTTTGCAGAATTACGTTCGATGTGAGGCAATAAAGTTCGCAGGAATTCGCGCTTCGCGTTTTCTTTTTCCAGATTGCCACGCCATCCCATATGCACATTCCGTTCCTAAAGATGCGCACCGAATCCATAAAATTGGGCAGGGAATCCCACGCGCTGATATCAAAGATCAGGGATGCTTCGGTTACTTCGTTGATCCTGCGCCGGCAGCGAATTGAAATCGGTTCCAGCACGCCGGCATAATTCTGGTTATAGTGCGTGGTGCTATTGTGCCTTTCGTAGTGGTTCACCAGATAAATAGGTTCCAGCGAAAGGTTCTTATTTCCATCCGTGGAGATGTAAAGATCATCGATATATATGCCCACGCTTCCCGATGTAACACGATGCGTTGTGATCCAGGCGGTGCGGCAATTCTGCAGGGCACGCTCCAAGGAAACCGCACCGCTTATAGTCATGGATGAAAGAGGAAACGATAAAAGATTCCAACCGGTTGCCAGATCGGCGGGTAGAAATTCTTTATAGATTACCGATGTTCCTGTGTCTCGGTAGATAAATCCGGCCCGCACATAATCGCCGCTCTGGAAGGCAGCAATATCATTAATATAATACCAGGCATTGTATCGGGCCGAACGTGGGTATGCAGATAAGTCCCACCCATATGCGCCAGAACTAAAGGTTCTGGTTACATCTCCGCCGGGATGATTGCAGTATGCGGAATAGGTGCCTTCCTTCACCTGGCCGGTAGATCGAGAAAATCCAGAAAGATCATATAGAAACCGATCTTCAGGCGGTTCCATGGTAACAATCTGTTCCCACCATCCGGCCATTATGATTCACTCCTGCTGATGATCCCTAAGCTTGTACTGTGCGAATTCTGATAGATAAGGTTTGCGCCTGGCCGCAGCCAGGGCCGACCCTGCAGGGATAGATGGGGATCAACTTCTTCGCCGGTGGTAATATCCCACGCCTTGCCGGATCGGGTATCATATACAACCGCATCGTCTGGTGATATCGATATTTTCGCGGGATGGCGAACTAATACCTGGCCATCTAAATACATGGTCACATCATCGTTCGTGTTCGGCGTGATGGTTATATAAAACCGCGTGATGTTTGAAGTATCGAGCGATCCATTATCCTTCTCGCATTCACGCACGAATGCCGGAATCCAGCACCATACTTCGCTTTCGATGCGATCATATATGTTCGCATATCCCACATTCGTGCCGTCGAACAGGCCCACCTTCGCCGCGCTGATCTGTGATTTATCGATCAGCATGGCGATCCAGATGGTATAACAATTTTCCGCCGAAAGATCATATGGCGTGCCGGCCCCGGTGTTCCAGTAAACACCGCCCACCGCACCACTGTGGCCGGTTCCGGTTTGATACTTCGTGCAGGATGGTGCCTGGGTTAGCTTCTGATCGTATTCGGCGGCAAGGGTTCCATACGAATATACATAGGGCGGATTCACCATCATCATCGTTGATCCGCCATTCGCTGCAACCGCACCATCGATATCGCTTATCTCATAGATCGCAGTGCCGGTGGAAATAGGCGCATAGAAGGCAGGCATCAGAATGCCGGGGAAATTGTTCATGATGGCCACGATGGTATCCTGGGCCAAGGCATCATAAACGCCTTCACCAAATCCCACCGGTTCATCAGTGATGATGGTACATTCCCATTTACAGGATCGATCGTAATAGTTCGAATCATCGGCTTCGAAGTTCACAATCTTCCCATAGAACTTCAGGCCTCGATAATCGATCAGGTATGGTTCACGCCTGGGCCGCAGCCATAATTCCATGTTTGTTATCAGGGTGCGAAGGTTCGCCTGGGAACTGGCATAAAGGATTCCAAACAGGGTTAGCTTCTGGCCCGGCGCCAGATCGGCGGCGGTAATGCTTCCTGGCTTCGTGGCCAGATCATGTTTTGTGTATGCCTGGTTAAATCCCCGCGGCCTGATCCCGCTCACATAGGTGGTTAAATCCTGAAGATCGATGGTTACTGTCATGTTGAACACCGCCATCCCATTTCCCGGAACGCTTCATCTAAATCCGCTTGCGTTTCGATGTAATTATTCTGCGTGATATTGCGCACGGAATTATCCTGCACGCCGATTCCCTGGCTGGTGCCCAGGGCCATGGAATTGATCGCATCGATAAACGCCTGGCCGCCATAGTGGGCCACCGCAGCGCGGTTGATAACGCCTTCGCCTTCCAGCAGCAGGGCCGGCACTTCATTCCTGGCGAATAATCCCTGATGCGCCCGCACCAGGCCGCCTTCGTGATATTCGGTATGGCCGCCGTGCCCTTCTTCGGAAACAATCACGCGCCCATAAACAGGGTGCGAATAGTATTCCCTGATCCCATCCCACCATGAAAGCAGATAGCCGCGGGTGCCTTCCATGTGGCCCACCAGTTCCGTGTTAAAATCCGAACCGAACTTGCTGCCGGCAGGGCCGCCCTGGGCCGCCACGTTGCCGGCGGTTTCCGCGGCCTTATCGGTGATCTGCTGGCCGCCCAGGGCCATGGCCGCCATGCCTTCACTTGTAAACATCGTCCCATACTGATCGCCGGCATCGCCGCCATAGGTGCGCACTACGTTGCCCCACTGATCCACCACCTGCAGGATGCCATCGGCACCCTGCTGCACGCGCCAGGTTCCGTTCTGGATAAACTGATCGCCGTATATCTGGCCGCCTTCGATGCCCATGCTTCCCATCTCGGCTGATAGCATCCTGGTAAATTCTACTGCGGCATCCTGTTCCATCTGGCCGGTGTCCACCAGGTTCGTGATGAAGTCCCGAACCGCCTGCTGGCCCGCTTCGGAATAGTATGCCGGCGATGCCAGAAGGCCGGCCAGTTCCTTCGCCGATGCACCGATATCGGAATAGGATGCGTTCCAGGTTTGCCCGAAGGATTGCATGAACCCCTTCACGATCGCCGCACCACCTTCGATCGCTGCGGGGCCGGCCTCGGCCATCATGGCCCGCACCGTGCCGGCAAATTCACGGCCCTGGGCCGCCATACCTTCGCCCAGTTTTTCCATCTCCGGCAGCATTTCCATGGCGGCGGTTGCATTATCATCCAGGGTGCGGGCGAATTCATCCATCTTCTTCGTAGCATCATCCACCGCGCCGGCGTTCACTGTCATCTGATCGTTTAGTTTTTCGATTTCCTGGCGAAGTCTGATCTGTTCCACTTCATCGGTTGCGTTCGCAAGCTGGTTTTCCAGGATCGCCACCGTGTTCCTGCGCGTGGCATCACTCATTTCATCCCATTCGTTTTCGATCTGATCGAACCGTTCCTTCATGGGATCGGTGGCGTTCATCACCGATTCGGCCCATTTATAAAGGCCATAGAAGATGCCCGCGCCCACCACCGCGGCGGTAACAACCGGATGGGCCGCGATCATGCCGAACCCTTGAAGCAGGCCGATGGTGGCGGAATTGAGCATGGAAACCGGGCCGGTGGCCAGGGCCAGCAACTGAGGCCCAAAGATCGCCAGGGCACCGCCGGCCAGAACCAGCCAGCCGGGCAAATCTTCGATCAGGCCGGCGAACACCGACACAGCATCGCCCACAGTTCTGATGATCGGTTCGATGATAACCAGTGCGCCGTTCAGGGCATCGAATCCAGCGTTTACCGCCGGCATGGCCGCGGCGATCACATCCAGCAGCATTTCGGAAAAGAGCGAAAGCAGCCGGCCCACCGTATCGACCAGGCCAGAATCGACCAGGCCGCGAACCAGATCGGCAGCATAGCCGGCGGCCTCACTGAAGAAGCCGGCGAAGATCGGCGTGAACTGCAGGGCGATATTTACCAGATCGCGGAAGATCGGGAATATTTCGTTCAGCACATCGCCGAAGGCCGAGAATGCTTCAGTAAGTTCACCGGATTCCGCCAGGCTTTCGAACATTTCATTCAGGCCGGTGGCGATATCCTGAACCGCAGGCATCATGGTTTCCATGGCCGCCTCGGCCACTTCGCCCATGCGGTGCTTCACGATTTCCAGCTGCCCGCCCAGGGTCTTTCCGAGTGCTTCCGCCGATCCTGAAAATTCCTTCTGAAGTTCCTGAAGGATAACCTTCTGGGCACTGGCCACATCGTTCACTTCCATGAACGATTTAACCTGTTCCTGCTGTTCATCTGTGAGCTGCACGCCGACGCGGCGCAGGGCGGTAACACCCTGGATCGGATCGTTCAGTGCCTTGCCCACCTGGATGGCCGTTTGCTGCATATCCTGGCCCATGGCCACACTCATATCCAGAATCGCCTGCGTGGCCTGATCGAAGATATCATTTCCCGCGCCCACGCGGTTCTGCACGTTCGTGAATGTCAGCAGAAGGTTCTGGCCTTCCTGGATGGATTCCGCTTCCACGGATGTGAGCTTTTCCATGGAATCGGCCATCGTTTCCAGATGTTCCCGCGTAACATTTGCCGCGCCACCGGTGGATTCGATCACCGCACTGGTTTGCGCACCGATCTGTTCGATCCGGATTAAATCCTGGCCGGTTTTCCAGGCGGCTGCGCCCAGGGCGGCGAACCCTGCCACCGCCGCCACGCCGGCAGCTTTAACAATCGTGCCCATGCCGCTTTGAATTTTCGAACCCAGGCCGCGGGTGATCGATTCCGCCTTGCTGGCGGCATCCTGTAGGCCTTTCGCGGTGCCATCGATAAATACTTCGATCTTGTTTTTATCGGCCATGTTATCTTCCCCACATTTCACGCCGGTTGCGGTTTCTCCGTTCGCGGAAGGCGGCCCATTCTTTTTCGCGTTTCAGGTATGCCAGGGTGATTGCTTCATCGAAATAGAAGGCATCGATGGGATCGATGATGCCCAGGATCGCGGAAGGCCTTGCGCCATAAAGGCGGGCCATTAAAACGGTTGCCTGAACCAGATCAGCGTTTGTTAAAAAGGGCCGGCATCATCCTGAAGTTTTCGCTGCCGGGCCATCAGCGGCGCGGCCCAGGCACTCATGATCGCGGCCACATCGGTTTGCGTCAGTTCATAGGTGGGAAGGCAGCCAGGCGGCACTTCTTCGCCGGCGGCGATATCCACGATCACCAGTTTCGGTTCGGCCACCAGCAGCACCACGATCCGTTCCATCCGTTCCACCAGCGTTTCCACTGCTTCCATGTCACCGTTATCGGTGGCCTGGATCAGCTGCACCAGCATATTCGGATGCACTTGCCTGGCCAGAAAAGGCGAAGGCGGGCGCAGCTTGAAGGTGCGCCCGCTGGCCGATTCCACGATTATCGGTTCCTGATCTTTATTCAGTTTATCGCCCGCGGCCAGGGCCACATCTTTCGATGGAAATGGGAAGCCGCCTGGCGTGGCCGCTTCCGCTCTGATCTGCGCCGCGATTCTTTCCGCCCTTGCTTCATCCGTTTCGTTCGTGTTCCGTGCCATTTCATCCATCCTTTCATCCGCGGCGGGGATCGAGAAAATCCCCGCCTTTACCTGCAGCATTATGCGAACATCCGATCATCATTTATCCGTTATCAGGTATCGTAATCCGCCGCATCATCATTCTTCACCGTGCAGGTGATAACCGGATTCGCGCCCTTGATTGCCGAACCATCGGCACTCAATAGCATCACTTCCGGTTCGGCACCACGCGGGAAGGTGGCCACCTTGTAATGGAAAGCCGGGATTTCGAGCTTCAGTTCGCGTTCGCTGGCACCGGTGCCGAACGATAGATCGATGGTTAGATCGGATTCAAATAAATCCTCGCTGAAGGCGGTTCCGGTGTCGTAATAGATGGCGTTGTAATCGTTCGCGTTTGCCATCTTCAGTTCCAGCGACAGGTTTATATTCCGATCCAGCTCGATCAGATCATCGCCGGTTAGCTCCGTGGTTTGGATCAGGCGCAGCACATTTTCGATTTCGATGCCGAATTTCGTGATATCCGTGCGCCCGCCGGCTTCCAGGGTGAAGGTGCCGTGGTAGAACTTGAATGGGTTATCGCTTTCCAGCGTGATGCCAGTAGCCGCAGCGGTGATGCGATCTGACTTCAGGCCCATGATTTCCGCCACGCACTCCACCACGCCGCCTGCTTCGGCATCGATCTTCAGCCGGCCCACCTTGCAATCCTGGCCGCGCTCGATAAGCAGCGGCGTGGAATAGTATTCGCCGGTTTCCACCGTGTACCATGGCAGGGTATCCGCCGGCGTGATCGTGTGGGTGTAGGGCACGCCGGTGCCGCTGATCGAATCCGCGCCCAGGGCCGCATGAAGCAGCCGCCCGATCGCTTCAGGCCTGGCCTTGAATCCGAACGATCCACCGAATCCCGCTCCGGATTTCCACCTGTATGAAACATCGCGCCCGCCACCCGCTTCCCGCTGCTCTTTTGTCTCATAGTTCGCGCCCAGGTCTTTCGGGCCATACTTCGCGAACCAGGCCGGCGCGGTGATCGCCGTGCCCTTCGCACTCTGCTTCGAAAAGCCGAGATAACCGTTATAGGTTCCATACGCCATTTCAAATCACCATCCTTCAATCTTCTTCCACTTCCGCCCAGAAATCGATTTCCAGAATCATCTGCGGTTTCGGGCGCACCAGCAGAATCATCGGTTCGCCGGTTTCAGCACCAGTGCGCATCACATAGTTCCCTAAGTCCGGATCGGCCTTCAGGGCCGCCAGGTATGATTCGCTGAAGTTTTTAATATCCTGCTGCGCCTTAACTGGATCGTGTAGTGCAGTATAAAATCGGTGAATCCACCTGTATCGGATTGTGATGCTACCAACTTCCGTATATCCCGCATCGCTCCACCCGGCATATTCTTGAGTAAATGCCGGCAGCTTTTGGAGCTTGCGCGGTTCATCGGTTAGGTTCGTATTCAGGGCCGGCGATGTGATCGCGGCCATCATCGTTTGCACCAGGCCTTCGATCGTGCTGATGGTTCCCATCATTTTCCCTTCCGCGCCAGATCGCGGATCGCATCGAACACCGCCTGGCGCACTTCATCTTCGGAATCCCACAGTGCCGGTTTCATGTATGGCCTGGCCGGTATCTTCACCATGCGGGCGAAATACCACTTGCCATATATATCCCGCCAGGCAAGGAAGGGCCGATTCTTCGGCACGATCTTCCCGCCTTCTTCCTGAATCCTGGCATATAGAAGATTCGTGCCCACGCGGGCCACCACGCCGAACGTGCCTTCTTTCACATCGTATTCAATCTTTCGGCCCAGGTGCCCGGTTTTCTTCCACGGCCTGCCGGCGGAATAGAATAACTTCTGCACGTTTTCTTTCGCCCGCCGCTGCACGATGATCGCGGCCTGGCGGAAACCTTTTACCAGGGCCGCCGCGGCGTTGCCCTTCAGGGCGCGGAAGAAGGCGGCCACCTCTTTTTCGCCCTTCACACGAATGCTGAACTGCATGGTGAATCCCCTGTTCGGTTACAGGTATAAAACCATTAGGGTGATACTGATCGGGCCGCAGAAACGATCTGGTGCAGCCGCCTTAGATCCGCCGCTGGCGATACTTATCGAGAAGGGCGCGGGCCGGGCCAGGGATGGCCTGATTCCCCATGCGAATTTCTGCTTCGTCACCTAAGGCCTGGCCGTAATACTCCACCCATTTTAGATACCATTCGCCGGCGGTGATGATCGCGGCCTGCACAATATCCTTCGGCAGTGCGCCGCGGTTCGCGCCGTGGCCAGCCACATAGGTGATCTTCACGTTTCGCCGGCCAGCACTGAATCCTTCTTCAAGGTAGATCGATCCGATTTCGCCTTCCAGGGTGTAACCGGTAACCGCCACATCATCGATTGTTATGGTGGTAACCGATGCCACCGGCATATACTTCAGCAGCAGATCGGTGCTGCCATCGCCATCGTGATATTCATCCGTGATGGTGGTATTTATAACCGGGTGGCCCAGGTGCGATTCGATGGCCGTGCTGGCGGCGTTAATCATGGCGATCAGCAGATTATCGTTCGCCACCTGCGCATCGATCTGAAGGAAATCCTTCACAGCTGCCTTGTCAGTGATCGCGGTGGTATCGAGCGAATATTTACCCATGGTTCTATCCTTTCACCAGGATCGGGGCCGGCCCTTGGGCCATCACGGCGCGGTAACAATCCCGCCACATCTTCGCGGTGCGGCGGATATCCCTATGCTTCTTCAGGTAGAAATCCGCGTTCCATGCCAGTTTTCGCCTAAGTCCTGGCTGATCCAGAAGGCGGTTTATCGCATCGATCCATTCCTGTGGATCATCGCCCACCAGCAGGCCGTTCTTTCCGTGGATCATCGAATCGGTATAGGGCCGGCGGTTCGATGCGATCGTGGCCGCACCGATCATCGTATAGTCAAGGAATTTCAGATCGCTTTTCCCTTGCGTGTTGAATTCGTGATCCATCACCGGGCACAATCCGATATCGAACCGGCTGATGGCCCGCGGATAATCCTTTATGAAGTCCACGATAAAATCTTCCACATGGATGCGATTGTTATCATCCCAGAATCCTGGGTTCATCCCCTGCACCAGAACCTTCACATCTGGCCTGGCCGCGATCGCCGGCAGCACATCCCGCAGGATTTCCAGATCACTATAATGGGTATCGCCGCCGCTCCATCCCACTACCTTTTTATGTGGCGGCTTCTTCATGCGGGCCTGCCACCGTGGCGATCCACAATCCAGCATATTCGGCAGCACATAAACAGGCCTGCCGAATTCGGCCCGCAGCCATTCGCGCATCCCCTGGGATGTGCAGGTGAAGGCATCGGCCACCTTCCACACGATCTTCCGCGCCTGCCAGTTATCCAGGCGCAGCGGCACCTTCTTATCGCCTGGCGTTCCGCAATCCGCCTTATCATCGGTATCGATGATGATCTTGATTCCATGGGATTTCGCGGCTTCGAATAACCATAGGCCTTTTGTAATCATCGTTTGCTGCAGGTGAATTATGTTCGCCTTTGATAGTTCCTCAAGGCCGGCCAGGCCCAGGCCTTTTAGATCATCGCCATATTTGCGGATCAATTCATAGTTGAACGCCACTTCGGCCAGGCGATTCATGCGCAGGCCCATGCCCGGCAGGATCATGCGGTAGTAACCGGAAACGGATTCCTTTGAATCCATGTAGAACACGCGCATCCATGCACCACCTTCCGCGCCGGCATCACTTCTTTTTCGATGAAGTTTTCGCCGCCGGCTTTCCCTCGGCCTTCTCCGGAGCTTTCTCGGCCACCCTTTCGGTGCTGCTTTCGAACTTGCCCAGGATGCGTTCCCCTTCTTCCTTTTCGAACTCGGCCACCTGGCCGGCCTGATAGCCGCCGACAGTGGAATAATGGCCGGTGTGCAGGAACCGCACCTTCACCTTCGGTGATCCCTTAATCATCGTTCATCATCCTTTCCCTTAGATCCGTTATTTTAATTTTCGATTCCGCGCCTGGCGGAAATCGGTTGAAAAAACGGCCGTATTTTCCCAGGTAGATGGGCATGATTTCTCGATCTGGCTGCGGCCCTTCGAAGATAATTCGCCTGGCCGCCGCCAGGCCGCCCGCGCCCGCGGGGAAGGGCAGGGCCGGGTGGCCCTGCCCCGCCCACGGTGCAGGATGCGGATGCTGCCCAGTATCAGATCGTGACGTTGTAACCGTATGCGGAATTCGTGTTTGTTGCCTTCGTGCCGTAGCAGTTGAAGGCAACACGCTGCCGGATATACAGATCGGTGGTATCCGTGGATGCCGTGCGATCCAGCTCGAATTCCACCGCACGCCGGGTGCCGGTGCGCCACGATGGCAGGTGGGTCAGAACGATCGAACCCAGGGTGCAGCCGGTTCCGGCGTAGTGGATCAGGCCGGCGCTGGTGGTTTTCGGAAGTTCCTCGGTAACCACGATCGGGATGCCATAGATGCGGGCCAGCTCGCCCACTAAGACTGTGGCATACATCCCATACTTGTCCACCGTCTGAACTTCGCTCAGGAACAGTGACTTTATCAGCGTCCACACATCCATGAAGAATGCGCAGCTGGAAGGGCGCGTGGCATACTTGCCCAGTTTGCCCATCAGGGTTCCGAAGTCGGCGGCGGACAGTGCGCCCAGATCGGATTTCATATCGGTGTTGTCGATCAGGGCCGCGTGGCGCAGGCCATCGGCCACCAGGGCGCGGTGGGTGTCGGTGATATCCCCGCCATAGTATGAGATGTTGTCATTATCGGTTGTGTCGGTGGTATCACCATTCACGATGATGTAATCCATCGCGGCGGCCATCGCCCTGGCCAGGGATGCGCGGATTTCGGGGATCAGCGGGGCCACCGAATCTTCTTCCAGCTCTGAACTGAAGTTCGTCACCGCCGCGATTTTCACCGCGGTTAGTGTGAGCTTCCCGCTGGTCGCATCGGTCTTAGTGTGCGCACCGCCTTCGGCCACCTTGTAAACCGTAGGATCGGCCAGGTTCACCGGCACATCATACGGATTCGATGGCATCACGATGTTCCCGAACTGCTGCGCCACCAGCGTTTGCGCGATCCATTCGTGTTCGAATGCGCCGGCCATCAGGGTGGGCACCCATTCATCACCCACGCCGGCCCCGGTGGAAGTCATGGCCTTTATGGCCGTCTGCAGCTCACTGGATTGCTGCCATCCCATGCCGCGGCTGATCTGATCCAGAAGATACAGATCGAACCCCTTCAGGCCGTGTGGCCCTTCGATATCCATGATCTTGTTTCGTTCGCTGCCACCCTCAAATTCACCCTTGCGCGGCAGGGCGATTTCGGTGCGGATGCGCTCAAGGATCGAATCCCCGATGCGCTTTTCCATCTCCTTCTGCTGGCCATCGATCACGCCCAGGCGGGCCACCACCTGATCCTGGGATGCCTTCAGGTTTGCGATCAGATCGTATATCGATGCGCCTTCCTTCACCTGAAGATTCGGATCGGCAGGCGGGGCCGCCGGCGGATCGGCAGGCGGGGCCAGCTTCGGCAGGGCCGCGCCGCATTCAGGGCAAGCCTCGGCCTTTGCATCGGCCAGGGCCGCGCCGCAAGTCGGACAGAACTTCATCTTCCTTCACCTTCCTTTTTCGTTCGGTTGAAATTACACAGCGGATTCGATCATGGTATGGCCGGCAGCGTTTCAGTGGTTCAGGTGCTTCATCGTGAATCCGCGAAGATCACGCACTATCCGCGGGATATCTTCAACGCTTGAACATCCCATTCCCTTGAGTAGATATAAGGTGCGTGCGGATAACTCTTTATAGTACGCCAGTTCGGCGGTGATCCATTCGGCCAGGGCCGCCTGATCGGGATATCCGAAATAATCTTCATCGGCGGCGGCCTTCTCCCAGGGCGGTTCCTTTTCGAACTCGGCATAATGCTTCGCCAGGTGGGCCTTCACCGCGGCCACATCGCCGGCTGGTATATCCACGCCACCGCGCCCACCCATCAGGGCAGTGCCGGCTGCCTTCACGCCGGCCCATACGGTTTTATGTGGCGATGCCGCACGGTGGTGGTGCAGCTTATAGGATGCCTTCGCATCCGGCGCATCGGAATCGAACCAGGCCGCCATCAGCTTCAGATCATCCACTTCCGCAGCCTTGCGTTCCGCCGGCCCATCCCAGGCCGCATCCAGATCATCCAGCGGGAAATGCTTGAAGGGTATCGCGCCCTTCCGCGCCGCCTGGCGGATCACCAGATCGGTGCCGGTGGCCAGTGACTTCGCCAGATCGAAAAGGCATTCGGTGTTCGCGGGGATCGAAACGATGGCGATTTCGAGAAGTTCCCACTGCTTCAGGTGATTGATACCTTCGGTGAAATCTTCCTGCATCACATCGTAACCGATGCTGAAGGCCCGCAGGGTTCCTTCCTTTATCTTCCGCCATAGCTTTTCTTCGGTGCTGTCAATATAGGCGGTAACCCATACGCCATCATCGCGGATTTCCAGGGCCATCACATGACCAACCGGTTCGCGCCAGTTGTGCATATAGGTCAGCACCGGATTCTTCATGTATTCATCCACGTTCAGCAGGCCTTCCGGATGAACGATATCGCCCACCTTATCGATGCCGCTGGTGCTGGCCCATCCCTGGATCGTGCGGGTATCTTCATCCGCCTGCTTTATCATCGCGTGGAACTCTTTAGCATATGGACGGATCGGCACCGGGCCGCTGAATCCTTCCATCGGGATATCGGTGTTCGCCGTTCCCGCGCCTGGCCGATTCTTTTTCTTCACGATCATCACCATCCTTTAGATCACTGGGTAAAGATCACACATACAGTTCGGGTGCAGCGGCGGGCCGTTCAGCACATCATCCTTCAGGCCGGCATACTTGCCTTCAAGTTCGATCACCTTGCCGTTCATCGCCGCGCAATCATCACAGGTATTCACGAAGATCGCGTGCCACTGCTTCTTCTCGATTCCCGCTTCACGCCATTCGAATATCTGGCCTTCGGTGTAGGCGCGGGATGTTTCGGTGCGGGCCGCCATCTCGGCCCTGCCGGTTTTCGCGTAATCGTATATTCCGTTAATCCGATCTGTGAGCTGGCCCACGGTTTCGCCGGCCACGATCGAATCTTCCACCGCATCCATGATCGCATCCACGGTATGCTGCTGGATTTCATCACAGAACAGGCGTGAAAGGTTCTGCACCGCGTTCGCCGCTTCGGTCGATTGAATATCGAACGCCGGCGTGGTGATCCCGGCCATGTGTGCGCCGGCCCCGGCACCGATCTTCATGGCCGCGCCCAGTTCCGGTTCCAGGGCATCAGCGAACCGTTCCGCCCACATCTCGGCATCGAAGGGCGGATTCGCCCGCGATGGCAATTTCACCAGGATGCCATCCTGCCACCGCCACTTGCCTTCGCGGATGGCCCGCAGCACTTCGATCTGCTGATCCTGGAACAGCCGCTTCAGCTTCCGCGCCAGGCGATCCACCACCGGGTTCAGATCGTTCCGCGATGGTTCGGCCTTCGCCTTCTCGGCAGGCGGCAGGGCCGGGATTATCGCACCGCCGGGGATCGAGAAATTTCCAGATGCCTGATCCAGCGATAACATCCCCGCCGGCGTGGTGCCGGGCACCAGCAGGCCGGATGATATCGGCACCAGGTAGAACGATTTCCACCACACATCGCCCCAGGGCACCGGCTCAAGGCCGTTCTTTTCGCGCCATTCGTTTATGGTCATTAGGCCGTTCTTTGTCAGTCGTTCACCCACGTTCGCTTCCTGTTCCCAGTTCATTTGCAGTGCCGGCACATCGGATAGATCGAACTTTATCTTCACTGCCGGTTCCACATATGGGGCAAGGCGGATGTTAATGGAATCTTCCAGCAGGCCGATCTTAGGAATCAGCGTTTCTTCCCACATCATCTTTTTCTGTTCCATGCTGTTCGCATAGTTCGCATATTCGAAGATGCCCACCATCACCGGCGGCACGCCGAAGGATGCCAGAATTTCTTCCCGATTCATCTTGCGCAATTCCTTGTACTGCATATCGGCCAGGGATCGCGCAATCTCCTTCCACTTCAGGCCTTCGGTTAGGATCGCGGTGCGGCCTGATTTTGTTACACCTTTGTGCCGCTTATCGAATTCCTTGCGCAGCCGTTCGATAGTATCGGGGCCAGGTTTCCCTTCCGCTTCCAGCACGCCGCCAGGCACCGCACCATTCTGGAACAGCGCCTTGTTATAGGTGATGGCATACGTTTCCAGGATGGTGGGCTGCAGGGCGGCGGTTAAGCTGCCCTGGCCATAATAATCATCCCAGGGATTGAAATACTTCATGTGCAGGATTTCTTCCGGATCGAACGCCACCTTCTTCCCGCGCAATTCATACAGATAACCTTTGATCTTTTCGTGCGGATCAGGAACGATCTTCATGCGATCGGGCCGCAGCAAATACATCTGCGCCACCTTGCCGGTGCCATCGCGCACCAGTTCCCAGTATGCGTTTCCCACCAGTTCCAGATATGTTAGCGTGCCCTGGATCAGATCGGTTCCGGTTTGCCATGGGTTCGGCCTGGCGATCAGATTTGCCAGGCGCGATCCTTGCCGCGGCGTGCCCTGCATATCCGTGGTTATGATCGGAACGCCGGCGATGTTATGGCTGATCGCATAGGTGCAGGCGTATATCCATGTGATCGCGCCATACCCTTTCGCATAGTGTTCGTAATCCTCGGGAACCATCACGCCATACTGGCCTTCGTATTCCTGATAGATCAGCGGTTCCGCTTGCGATTCCTTCTTCCGCCCGGCCAGGCGCAGTTTATCGAGAAGGCCCATGGCGATTATCCTTTCCCTTATAGCAGGATCACTTCCGGTTCCCGATCGGCCATCATTTCTTCATACCGCAGGGCATCCATGGAATGATCGCCCTGCTTTTCCGGTTGATCGGTGAATTCATCACCCTTCTTCTTCCACACATAGGATTCGAATTCGGCGATCGTGTTCACGCATGATCGGTGAACATAAAGCGAAGGCCGGCCATCGGTCTTTACCTTCAGCCGCGCCTTCACCCGGTTAATGCCTTCCATCACCTTGTTATCCGCGCCGCGTGCCGGCAAACCAGCATCGCACATTTCGCGGATGTAACCAGGTTCGGATGGATCGCACCAGAAGGTTTCGATCGGCCAGGCGGTGGCCAGGTCTGCGCCTTCCGTGGTGATCTCGGTTATCGTGTGCTGGCGTTCATAAAATTCGTCCACGATATACGATCGCCCATCGCCATCGCGGCCCACCACCAGGATCACCGCAGGGTTCGTGTAACCGAAGTCCACACCGGCGATCATGCGAACGAAGATCAGTTCACCATTATCCGCCGCCGGCAGTTCGCTGATAACATGGATTTCCCGATCGAATTCGGTATATATCAGGCCTTCCAGAACGATGAATTCACCTTCAAGTTCCTGCCTGGCAAATTCGCCCGAATACGAATTTTCCAGCGATCGCAGATATGAATCCGCCAGGTGGGTGTTATCCTTCGTTTTCGCCCGCACATATCCGTAATCGGATTCGGGTTCATCCACCCATCGTTTCCATACCCAGTTCCGGCCCTTCGGCGTGGTGGCCAGGCCGCACCATCCATCGAACCCTGGCTGGCGCACGCGCCCGATGATGATCTTCCATGCTTCATCATCGATCAGTGCGCCTTCATCCACGAAGGCCCATGCCAGGTTCGGCCCGCGCAGCGATTCCGGATTATCCGCCGATGCCAGGAAGATGGTGCTGCCATTGTGCAGCGTTATGATTCCATCGCTGCGGTTCCAGGTCTTAACCATCACCGCCGTGATCGGCAAATCTTCCTGCAGGGTGGGATATATGATGCGCCGCATCATCTTATAGGATGGCGAAACGATCATGCCGCGGCTGCCGGGATTCTCCCAGGCGAACCGAAGGCCTTCGGCCACACAGTAAGTTTTCCCCGATCCGATCCCACCCACCAGGGCCGGGTATCGGCATCCCTTCCGGATCAGATCGCGCCATGCACTCTGGTGCGGCAGGAACGTGATCTTGATTTCAAGTTCCTGATCCACGGCCCTTCGCCTTCTTCGCCGGCACCTTCTTCGCTGGTTTCTTCACCGTATCTTCGAATACGATCTTCACCTGCACATCGCCTTCCACGGCAAGGCGGTTCAGTGCAAATTCTTCCGGATGCCGGCGTTCCAGCAGCCAGGCCGATGCCTTCCAATCCTTGTATCGATGGGCCGATATGCTGTTCAGGTGGGCCTTGATAAATTCGCCTTCCGCCTTTTTTAAGGCAGTATCGAACTGTAAATGCTTATCGCGCCAGTTATAGAATGTTTTCTCACATATACCCACGGCCATGGCCGCGTATTTATATGGCACACCCTGGCCCACCAGATCACAGATCGCATCGGCCATCGCCTTGTTATACTTCGTGGCACCCATCCCTGCACCACCTTCATCCGATCCACTTGAACAGCATCAGCAGCATGGCGGCCAGGCACACGAATATCAGCAGGGCCACCCATGCTTCCACCGGGATCACTCCACTTCGATCAGGGAATCGATCACCCGAATCACACCTTCTTCGGTTGCCTTCGGGTTCTCGGTATATACTTCCGCCGGCGCGGAAGGGTTATCGATGTATGCGATTTCATAGATATAATCGCCGGTGGGAAAATCGGCCAGATCATCATGGTTAAAGGTGATGGTATAGGTTCCATCGCCAGGCGATACCTTCGTGATGCCCTCGCCGGCATCGGTGGATTTCGAAAGGTAGTACGCGGAATCGTCCAGCGATTCCATGTAGAATTCCACCTTCACCGGATCGGCGATGCCCATCACGTTGCCGGCATTATCCTTCGCCACACCGTTCCGTTCGTGGTATCGCCCGCGGATCAGCTCGAAATCAAATCCGGTGGCCATGGTATCTTCCTTTCATCCCAGATCGCCTTCCTTCGCCGCGCCGCCGATGATATCGCCTTCCTTCGCGGCCCCGCCGGTAATGGTTCCCACCTTCGCGGCCCCGCCCACCACGCCGCCTTCCTTCGCGGCCCCGCCGGTGATGCCGCCTTCCTTCGCCGCGCCGCCGATGATATCGATGGTGGGATTCAGCCGGCCCAGGGCCAGGATATAAACGCGATCGTATGCCAGGCAATCGGCCAGCCGGATCGAGAAATTCGCCGCGGTTACCTGCGTGTTTATGTAGAATAAACAGGCATCGGTGTTCACTTCCAGGTTCGCGGCGGTTACCGCCAGGCGATCATGCGCCAGGCAGGTATCGAACATCACCCGCGAAGGCGTGGCCACGATCCCGGTGCGGTCATATGCCAGGCACGCGATTTCCCATACTCCGCCGATGGTAGCGTTTACTTCCACCCGATCCCGCAGCAGGCAGGCATCGGTAAAGATCGCCACATCACTGGCGGTTACGCCGGCGCGATCGTATGCCAGGCAATCTTCGATATATATCGCTGTGCCTGGTTCGTAAACATCGCTTGCGGTTATCACCACGCGATCGCCGGCCAGGCAGGCATCGATGCGCACGGCCAGATCAGCCGCGGCCACTTCCACCCGATCCCCGATCAGGCAGGCATCGATGCGCACGGCCAGATCGGCAGCTGTTACCTGGATGCGATCGCCGGCCAGGCAGGCATCCACCATCACGCCGGCATCGCTGGCCGTGATCCCGCATCGATCGTATAGCACACAATCTTCGATGAAGGTTTCGCCCAGAACATCATCCGCCGTGATCTGGATGCGCTCGAACGCCGTACAAACATCCGAGAATACGGCCAGATCGCTTGCCGAGACAGAAACCCTATCCTGGGCCACGCACGCTTCCTGGGCCACCTGAAGGCCTTCGGCGGTTACTTCGGCCCGATCGTAAAGCAGGCACGAATCCACGCGCACTGCTGCATCGCTGGCGGTAACCGCTGCGCGATCGTAAAGAAGGCACGCGATTTCCGCCACAGTGGTTTCGCTGGCGGTGATACCCACGCGATCATATGCCAGGCAGGCATCGGTGCGCACCGCCGCATCGGTGATGGCAATACCGGTGCGATCATATAGCAGGAGTGAATCGACGCGCACCGCCTGATCTGTGGCCGCCACCGCCAGGCGATCGCCCGCTATGCAGGCGTCAGAAAGAACCGCCACATCCGCGGCGGCGATTCCCACCCTTTCCGATGCCAGGCAGGAATCGGTTAGCACGGCTGCATCGGTGGCCGTTGTATCTTCACGATCGTATACCAGGCACGCATCGGTTAGAACCGCTTCATCCGATGCGGTTACGCCGGCGCGATCATATACCACGCAATCCTCATAGTAGATTTGCGCACCGGTTTCGTGGATTTCCGTGGCAACGATACCCACGCGATCATACGCCAGGCAATCTTCGGTATATACCTTCGGGTAATCGAACCTCAGGATCAGCAGCGGCGCGAACTGCGCCGTGTGATCCTGGGAAGCGTATTGCCGGCGGTAGTTCCGCGATGTGCCGGTGCCATAGCTGATGCGGATGCCCAGGTATGGCTGATCCCCGGTGCCATCGGGATCATATCCGGATGCGCCGGTTTGATCGGTGCGTTCCTGAACCCTGGCTGCGAAATCGGAAGTGGGATGGATGCCGCGATCATCTCCGCTGGCCGGTGCCCAGTCGGTTTCCCCGCTGATGATGGCGCGGTTATAGATACCGGTGCCGGTGGCCGTGAATTCCGATTCATCTTCCAGGGCACCGATCTTCGCGGTGAAGGCGTTCGTGTTCGTCAGCAGCGAAACCATCACCGCGATCGCGTTATCGATGGTGGTGCCTGCCGGCACTTCCACCTGGTTCCCGCTGGCCGCCAGTGACCACCGCGCAAAGGCGCGTTCCATGATCGGCGTTTTTTCGTCACTGGCCCCGAATTCGATCTGCACTTCCGTGCTACGCGATGCGGTATCGTTCGAATCCATCCAGGTATCATCGCCGGATGCCGCCACCTCGCGGAAGATCACGGCCTTGCCGGTTTCGTCTACGGTATGATATGCCACCACCAGCATCGCACGCCGCTGATTCGCGCCGTAATCCCACTGCACACTGCACCAGTATTGCCCCGATGATCCGCCATCCGCCGAAAGGCGCAGGCCCATATATTGCCCAGTGCCATAGCCGGCGCGATCGATGAATCCCTGCACCAGCGTTTTGATATCCGTAGATTGCCGCCAGGAATCATCGATGCCATAGATATCCGCCCATGCAACCGCCGCCGGCGAACTGCATACTGTACGCGAATAGGGATTCGATGCGGTGAAGTCCGCACAGTCATCTTCATCCAGCAGGCTGATGATGGTGCCGGTTACATCCGAATTCGAATAGGTGCCATCCTGCCACATCACCAGGCGGGCATCATCGATCACCGCGCCATCTGGAATATCTAATGCGAACCGCAGGAAGGTGCGATAGATGGTTCCGGCCACGTTGCCTTCGCGCAAATAGGTGGTATTGTAATTCCACCCTGAAGGCGTTGCTTCGCAATCATCACCACTGGCCGCGATGCGATAATAACCGTTCGCCATGGCGGCCTTCCTTTCAGATCAGTGCCTTGATTTCATTCACACCCGCTTCCAGTGCTGCTTTCATTTCTTCAAGGCATTCGATCAGGCGGGCCTGCCGGGCCAGGCCTTTGCATATTGAGAAGTGATCGCAGTTAGAACACATCACCGCCAGCTGCGCATCGTTTTCCAGTTCCTTCCCGATGGCCAGATAGTTCTGGGCCTTCGCATATAGAACATACTTCGGCACATAGAAATAACACGCACGCTGCAGCGGGCATTTTGCTTCCGCGCATCCCGCCGGCGTTAAAGGCAGCTCCTTCGCCAGCACCATTTCTTTGCATACGGAAGTGGTTTCGCCGGAAAAGCAGGTTAGTTGTTCCCATGGCGCGGATGCCTGCAGCAGATCGGAAACATCCGTGCGGCCTTCCACCACTACGGCCTGATATAAGGTGTTAAAGTTTTCGACAAAGGCCAGGCCCAGGTTCAGGATGCCCTGCCGCTGCTTCTTCGTGCTGAAGGTAAAATCGTAATCAGCCATGGTTCATCAGGCCGGGTTTTGCCGCTTGCCCTTCACGGTAACCTTGAGCTGATCGCCATCCTGCAGGGTTCGCGTGGTGCTGAATTCATCGAAACAGATCAGAACATCGCTGCCGGCGGCACGATCGATGCACAGGAATCCGCCGTAGACAGTAGACCATGCGCCGCCCGACGCGGTGAAGGTTTTCTGATCCGTGGTGAAGTAGGCCTGCGCCGGCGTATCTTCTTCGGTGATGGTTACCGCGGATCGCGCCACCGATATCCGCGCATAGCCGTACCCAGATGGTTCGGTGATATCGGTTAGCTCAGTTTCCTGATCCAGCGAACCGCTGTTCGTATACAGGCCCATATACAGTTCGCCATCGCCAGGCACGGCTGGTGATCCCTTAAAATAGGCGTTCCAGATATCATCCAGCCCTTCGTTCACCATCTGGTTCGGGCTGAAATCCTCGAAACCGATCACCTCACCATCCCTGATGTGTTCCACCCTGAACATAAATCCCAGGGCGGCATTCAGAAGTTCATCCACCTTCATTTCGGCACCTTCCTTTCACGCGATGATGGGTATGCGAAAGGCCCGCCTGAGTGGCGGGCCTTCCTGTTATGGCGATGCTTCCCGATGTTACCAGAAATTATGCGATCCTGATTATACCTTTGTCAAATCAGCCGGCCTTCATCCATGTATAAGGGCGGGCCGCCTTTCTCCGGTTCAGGCGTTGCGATCGACCGGGATGGGCCTGGCCCATCGTCCGGCACATATGCCAGATGTTCGATGATTTCCAGCGATCCTTCATCGAAGGTGGCACCCTTCTTCATCTTCCCTTCACTATCCACCTTTGGTTCCACGCCGATCCGCCGGCAACCGTGAAGATACATATAAATACCCACCACGATTCCCTCGAAATCGGTGATGCGATCCTTCACGCGATCGCCCAAGCTAACCGATCCATCTGCTGCCATCCTGCACCTTCCTTTCATGCCTTGCCCTGGTAACAATCATCGCACCACCATTCGATCCATCGCCGTTCATATGTTTGCGTTTCGAGTAGGGTATTAAGGGATTGTGGTTCCACCATCATCACTTCGTTCCGTTCGCAATAATAAACGATCTTCCCGCACAACGTACATTTCATGAATTCGCGCAGAACCTTTACATCATCCATGGTGCCATCCTTTCAGAATATCCAGTGAACCAGCAAATACACGCCGGTATATATCGCGGCATAAAGGGCCAGCAGAAGCAGGATCGCGCCGGCCCACGCCAGGCGGCGTTTGATCCGCTCCCACCACAATTGCCGAATCATCTTCTCGGCCCACACCGGCGCATCGATTGAAGTGATTGTGGTGGTGGCCACCGGTATATCCGCCGGCGTGGCGGTATGATCGATTCTGGCCGTGACGGTTTTCATCACCGCTTCGGCCAGTTCGATCTGGCACTGATAGCACAGATATCCCAGATCGGCCAGCTGGTAATCGTTCAGCGGATCGCCCGCATCATCGTGGGCGATCAGGCACACATCCCTAAATCCCATAAAATGTGCCGGATCGTATTCCCTGCCGCACCGTGGGCACCGATTTTCATCTGGCACTTATATCACCTTCCTTTCTTTATCGTGCCGGCCATCTTCAGCATCAGTTCCTTTTCGGGGATCACGCCGCGCTTGTAGATGGTGGAATAGGGCACGCCTACAATCGCCGCAATTTGCCGCCAGGTGAATCCTAACAGGCGGAAGTTCATCAGCTTAACCTGATGCGGCGAAAGGCCCAGGCCTTCCATCGCACCCTTAAAATCATACAGTTCCGCCGATCGCGTGGAATGTGGCCTGGCCGGCGCGGCTTCTTCACGTTCCATATAGGTTTCGAAGATCAGCCGCACCACCAGCGGCGGGTATGAATACTGATCCCCATACCACGGCATTACCGATGGCACCCTTCCACCATCCTGCGGATGCGTTCCAGGCGCGGGATCAGATCATGGCATATTTCGCAGCCAGGGCATCGCCTGATATCGTTCGATCCATCGATGCGGTTCACATAGGAATTCCGGCGATCGTGTTCATCCTCGATAACGCCGTGAACATCGTTCAGCAGCTTCACCAGCATGGCCACCTGTTCGCTTTCCAAAATCCTGATATGGCGTGCGCCGGCGTTCCCGGTGCCCAGGGAATCACCATCGTAAACGGTGATGCGGTGAACCTTCCCGCCTTCGCCATGGATGATGTGATCTTTACCTTCCATCGCATCACCTTTCATCGCCGAAGATCACGGCCAGGGCCAGAAATACACCCAGGGCGATAAACGCGATCAGAATGATGTTTGCGATCAGTTCCTTCATCTTCCGCCTTCCTTTCCATCTGGGCCTGCATGGCCGCCGCATCCTGCTGCGCCTGGCGGTGTAGCCGCTGGCGCGTCACTTCATCCAGGCAATCGAGCCGCGGTGGGCGCGATGCGAAGTGATTGCCAGTGCGTTCCTTGAATCGAAAATAGGCTGCGCCGATTATGAAGAAGATACCCAGAAGCAGCAGCAGGCCGAACCCTTCCCATAACGCCTGCCTTAGATCCATCCGCATCACCTTCCTTTAACTGCCGCGTGCAGTTCACAAATCAGTTCTTTCACGCGCTCCATCTCCTGCACCTTCATATCCCTGATTTGAGATTGAGAGTGAAAAACCCTTTTCCGCATCTTAATTTCCTGATCCAGAACCGCGAGTGCATAACCGATTCTGGGCACCCACTCACTTGCCTGATAGTTGTGCGGCCTGGCCGGATGTTCCGGCGGTATCCGATTCGGCGGCATGGATTCATTCGGCTGATAACCGCCGCGCTTCGGTGTAGATTCGCCCATCCGCATCACCCTTCCGATCGCCGATCTTCATCGGCCTCGATATCCTGCACCATCATTTCCACGGCCTTTTCGGTTTCTTCGTCTGCATATGGCTTCCCGATCCACTGGTTTATCACCTGCAGCCAGGAAACGGCCACGGCGGCGCACTGAATCAGTTCATCGCGCACCAGCGCCATACCTTCGAACCGATTTCTGAAGTGCCATTCATTCAAGGCCTGGGCCACTTCGCCAAATTCTTCCGCCAGGATGATGAACCATTCCATCGGGTGCTGGCCGGCGCGATCTGCATCTTCGTTTGATCCCCACTTTTCCTCTTGATAGTTCACCTCTAATTCGATCGCTTCATATACATCGCCGCGGCCCGCCTTCCTTCCCACGATATCCACCTGCATCACTTCCCTTCACGCCGCTTTATGGCAGCCGCGTCCAGGCCGGCCTGAAATGCGCCACTGCGAACCTCGATTTCGTATCGATCGCCGCCGCCCAGAATCCGATCCATGCTTCCGGCCTGGTGGGTATTCACGATCACCGGTGCCGGTGCGTGGATTTCCCACTTCAGTTCGCCATCCAGGGCCACCGTGATCGTGATATCGGGTTCACGCCGCATCCACGCCGGCTTCCTTCGAAACGGCCACCACACGATCCGTTCCCGCATTCTGCATCACCTTCCTTTTTAATTTTCGAACATCTCAAGGTTCTGATGTTCACACAGCGCCGCAGGTAGATGGGCATAATTTCTCGATCCCCGGCGGCCTTCTGGCCTGGCCGCCGCCAGGCCATCGATGCCCTTGCGCCGGCAGTATTCCGGCCACGAAACCGAATTGAAGATGGCCGCATGATTCACCCACCTGGCGAAGTGGGCCTGGTATGGATCGGTGCGATCGAAGGGCATTACAAAAGGATTCACCCGCAGCGATCGCAGGAGTTCCACCCGGTAAAGATCGCATTCGTGATCTGTATCGAATCCGATCAACACGAAGAAGGTTAAAGCATAGCTCTTAATACCGGCGGCGTTTAGCAGCTTCACACCGCGCACCACCGCCCTTTCCGCCGCCATGGTATCGAACGCGAAATGGATGCGTTGATTCTTCTTCCGCCTGATCTTCGCCAGAAGTTCCGCCTGGCTTCGCCGGCGCAGCAATCTGATATCAAGGCCTTGATTAAAATCGCCATAAAGGCGTTCCTTTATGATCTGCTTCGCCACCAGTTCGAAGTGATCTGGCAGGCCCAGGATATTGTTATCGAGAAGGCACACCGCCGGCAGGCCCGGCTGCCAGATATCATAAAGATCGGCAACCGGGCGCAGTTGGCCTTCCTTCGCCGGCACTATGCACCATAGGCAGTTCCGCCGGCAGCCGCGGGTGGTAAAGCCCAGGGCGCACTTGCTGTGATACAGATCATAATCGGGCATCATAGATTCCACCTGCGGCGGCAGTTCCGTGCTCAGGTCATAACCGCTGCCGCCGCATACTACCGGCACGCCTTCAGGGTAGTATTCGAAATCTGGTGAATCGGTGAAAATCTTGCTGGCATAAATAATGTCCGGCTTTGAAAATAAGGGATCGAACGGTTCCACCGCATCACCCTTCTTCTTCCGCCAGGCGGATATCTTCATCAGGGCCAGGTTTTCAATCTTTCCATCCACATCCACCAGGGCCACCTTCATTATTCTAACCATCCAGGCAGCAGCACGATCTTCACAAACCGGCGATCGGTCATAACGTGGCGCAGAACAGTTAGGCGCACCACCTGGGCATCATCCTTGTAAACGATCCCCTGCATCATATCCATGATCGATGCCGCCAGATTATCCAGATCGTTCGCCAGGCCGTAAACGCGGATCACCATGGCCAGAATTTCATCGATAGGATCGCGGTGCCAGTTCGCCTTCACGCGCCATCGGGCCGCTTCTTCCCAGGCCAGATATTCATCCGATGGCACCACCCTTCCGCCCAGGGCGCGGCGCGAATTCTTCTTCGATGGGATCGGCCCATCCAGTTCGAAAATTGCCAGCGGTTCATCACCCATCAGCAGCATCATCCTTTCTTCCTTTTTACATCCCTTTAGAACATTTAATAATTTGATAATGCTTTTTGTTTCACATTCACTTCCCATCCGCATCACCTTCCTTTCCTTCATATCGCTGCCTGATTTCTTCCAGGCGGGTGTGCATTTCTTCCTTCGTAATTAGGCCGGCGATCAGCCGCCTTTGAATCACGGATCGTTCCGCCATTTCTTCATCGCTGATGCGCCGGCCCGGTGCGCCTTCTTCATCTTCCACCGCGCCGGCCCAGGTGGCCTTCGCCCGGCTATTCTGCATTCGTTCCATTTCCAGGCGGGCATATATCCGTTTCGCGTAGGGCCATGATTTCTTCCCCTGGGCCGCGGTGGCCTGGATGGCCTGAACGATCAGATCGGGATCGGCACCGTTTACGATCTCGGATTCGATCATGCCCATCATCCCCGGCGTGGCCCACTGAAATCCGAAGAATTCGGTGATGGCATTCAGCACGCCGGCGGGCATCGCGGGATAAAGATCATACGATCCCGGCGGAATCCTCTTATCTGAAGATGCCGATAAAGAATCTTCAACTAAGAAAGATTCTTCTTGTATTGTCTCAGGATGCGTTCCACGATCCGTTCCACGATCCGTTCCAGCAGGGTGTTCCAGAAGCATTCCATTCCCTTGATATTTAGGCCAGTTAAGCAGGGTTATTATCGTGCCGGCAGGTGTTCCAGATGGGTGTTCCGTTTTGCGTTCCGTTTTGCGTTCCGTTTTGCGTTCCACATCCATCACGGTTGTGATCTTGATTTCGGGGCCATAGGCGATGCCGTTCAGGATACTTTCGGTTTCCAAATATCGCATAAATCGGTGAACGCTTCCCACACTCCACCGCCATTCATCCGCCAGCTGCCGATAACTGGTTAGGATTTCGCCAGGGCGGATGCGGATGCCGCCCACCGTATGATCGCGGTGGGCGGCCCGGCATATCATCCAGAACCATGCTTCGGCCTTCGTAAAGGAACGCGATTCAGCCGCCGGCGCAAGGCGGCTGCTGCGCCAGAATTGCCGCCACAGTTTTACCCATCCCTGCGCGGCCATCCCGATCACCCTTCCATCGGCGGGAAAAGGGTGGGCGGCCCGAAGAAGTTCGCCGCACCCATCACGATGGAATCCCGCACCTTCTTCATTTCTCGGATGCGCGATGAAAAATGGGCGATGGTATGATCCACTTCGCCGGCATTCTCCGGGAACCAGAACCCATCCTGGCCCGAACATATCGGAATGAAGTGATCCCGGCGCAGATGGCCTATCATGGCCCGCACGTTTGATTCCGCACCGGTGCTGCCGGCCCACCGCCAGGCAAGGGCGCGGGCCTTAATCGGCCCGCGATCGCGGATCATCACCAGCAGATCATATTCTGCTTCATCGCAAACGCCATTGGCGGCATCCATCCACGCCTTTTCATAGGTGGTCAGTAATTTAATTTCCATGGCATCGCCACCCTATTCGCCATCAGGCGGTTCCAGATCGCCGCCGATCAGTTCGCCCTGGCTTCCCGGTTCTGGTTCTGGTTCTGGTTCTGATCCTGCTTCCGATCCTTCGCCTTTTGCCGCCGGCTTTCCTCTTGTATCCTGCCGCTTCGCCTGGCGATTTTTTTCGGCCTGGCTTTCCTTGCCGGCACCCTTTTTCCCCTTCTGCTTCGAATCGCGCTGGCCTTCTTCATCCAGAAATGGTGCCTCAAGTTCATCCAGCCAGAAGTGGATATCTTGAAGATCATCCAGAACCAGATCGCGGGTGCTGCCCTTCCCATATTCGTCCCTGATCCGTTCGTGTAGCATTTTGTTTGCATCATCGCGGGAAAGGCCCATCAGGCCGCCCACCTTATAAACACGCGCCCACATTCCGTTAAACAATTTCGTGATGTTTTCAGAATCGGGCGCGGCCTTAGATCCGCGATCCCCGCCGCCACCATCCCGGCGCACGGTGCGCCGATCCTGGCCGCCGCGGGCCGCCGGCACCGAATCGCGTTCTGGGTCTGCATCTTCTCCGGCCACCATAAACAACTTCATCAGGGCATATTTTTCCGCGCCGGTGTAGGCTTTATAAATGCCCTTGTCCTGGGTATCGGTCGCTTCGCCATACCAGGGAACGTGAAATGTTTCGGCGGGATTATCCACATTTACCAGAACGTAGTTCATGGCCAGGCGGGTGATGTTCCCATCCCGGTTATAGGCCGTGGCCGTGGGTAACAGCACCAGGCCATGCTTCACCAGCAGGCCGCGCAGGTGATCCACCAGATCGGTTTCGCGCACATAGTCATAATTAAAATGATCGTTGTGCCCATTCTTCGGGATCGCCTGCACTTCATCCATTACCGCCCTGATCCGCTGGTAAAGGTTCAGGGCTGCCGCGGCCTTCTTCGGGGCCGCCGGCTTCTTCGCATCGGTCATATCGCACCGCCTTTCATTCCACCGTTATCATGCGGAATATGGGATCGAGTAAATCCAGTTCGCTTGCGGCCTTGATTTCCTTCAGCAGTCGGGCAAGGCCGGCATCGGTATTCACACATTCGATCTGAACGTGTGCCACCGCCGATTCGCCGTAGATGCTGAAATAAAATCCACCCGGCTGTTTCCTGTGGAAATCATACTGGTGCCGGATCATATTTACTTCCACATATTCCGCGCCGGCATCCTGCAGCTGCTTCCAGATCGATTCGGCCATAGCATCACCCTTTCATCCACAGCTTCACGATGGCCTTCAGATTCTTCACGCACCGATCGCAGATGTGGCCCACCCTGATGCCTGGGTTCATTTCCACGCGCATGATGCCGGTTAAAACCGGTTCGCCCACATGGATATCGTTCAGGCGTTTCACTTCTTCGCCGCACCGATCACATATCTTCTTAATCACGCGGCATCACATCCGCCCGCGGCAGATCGGCCAGTAGCCGCAATATTTATCGCTGCACCACCAGCCGTTCGGATTGCCGGGGAAGATGCCGGCCATGATCTGCTTTTCCACCGCCACGGCCTGATCCAGAACCCACATACAATCGGATGGTGGCACAATCACTTCCACCACTTCGATGCGGCCAGGCGTTGTTTTTCCAGGGCGCACCGCGCCATGCAATTCATATCCGCAATCCGGCCCGAAGGTGGCGTGATATGCCACCGTGTAAATCATGGATTGCACATCGGGTGCGGCCTGCGGTTTGCGGCTGCTGGTTTTGTGATCCACGATCGTTTCACCGATCATCGCCTTGCGCACCAGATCGATATATCCCACGATCGGTTTATCCATGCCATCCACTTCGATTGTGAAAGGCGTTTCCACCATCGTGGGAATCACGTTCGGCGCGATCGCTTTCTGGCCGTGTTCCGGATCACCGATCATGTAGGTTTGAAGCAGGCCCGAACCTTCATCCTTCCATGCACCAGGCTTGCGGCCTTCCCACCCGGCCTTCTCCACTTCGCCTTTTCGGCGATCGAAGGCAGTGCTATAAGAATCAAGGATCACATCCAGCGGTTCATCTTCACCGGTGTTTACCTTCGCCCTGAAGTTCGTTTCGATCCCGCTGTGATATGCCGATCCCAGAATCAGGGCACCGCCAGGCGCGATCTTAATTCCTTCTTCGTATCGGAAATACCATTGTTTAGGGCACTTCAGGAAGGTGTTCATCGATGATGGTGAAAGATGTTTATATCCCGCCATGGCATCATCCTTCCGTGCTGATATCGATCTTCAGAAATACATTTTCCGAAAGATCATCATCCAGCACATCGCCGAACTTTTTTATCCAGGCCTTCAGGTGCCGGTTACCATCCGAAACCACGTTTGCGATTTCGTGCAGTTCATCCTTGTGATATTCGCTGGCATCCTTCATCGCCGCATCGAACATATTCTGAAGGAAGCGATGGCGATATCCGCCCTGTGGCCATGCGTATGATTGTAAAAACGCATCCCATGAATATAAGAAGGCCTGCAGATCATCCAGCAGGCCTTCGCACGCTTTATCCCAGATCGATTTCGCGTGCATTAATTCAAGGATGCACCCTGGGCAATATTCGCCCAGTGGGCCATCGATGTGATCCATCTTCGCATCATGCCAGGGCACTGGATTTCCGCACCGTGAGCATTCCCTATCAGCCATAATCATCATCCTTTCAAATCTTCGCGCATCGCGTTCAGAAGGTTCTGATCGGGGATCAGAAGATCGGCGGTTACTCCCAGTGCTTTCGCGTATGCTTCCAGCTCCACATCCGTGGGCACGATTCGGCCACTACCGAAACCGCACACATAGGTTAAGGGCACACCGGTTTCACGCGCCAGGCGGCGCATCGAATAGCCGCGATTCTTCGCCACCAGTTTTAGGTTATTCCGTAGAATCAAGTTATCACCACCTTTCACTCATCTTCAGCATCCAGCAGATCGCAGCACCGGCAGCTCGGGTGTAGTGGCGGCACCATCCACAGAACGTGCGGGCCTTCTAATTTGAAGGCCGCCCTTTCGGCGTGCCGTGCCAGGAAGCGTAACCACCGGGCCATCCGCTTTTTCATCCGCATCACCACCTTCCATTTCACATCGTTCCGCATCCCCCAAATTCGCCAGGCGATGCCCTTTTGCCGGGATTCTCTCGAACACTATAAATATTCGATATTTGCTGTTCGTTCACCTTGCGTGCGGAAACCCCATACCATTATATTTGCCCGGCCTGCTGCCGGCAATAAATACAGAACCCAGGCATGATGCGGCATTCGAAGATCGAGATATCGCAAGGGTGCGTTCGTGCGCACCTTTCCGATTGCCCTGGATATATCTGTTTGATATTATTCAGGTATGCCCTTTGAAAACTAAAGAGTGACCGAAGGAAGAAGGAAGGTGGTTCATGGAGCTTTTCCGCAGTGCAGGATCAGATGAAAGGATGGTGGAATGGAATACATAATTATGAGGGTGAAGGCCGTGATCCCCTGTGCGGAATGCGCCCGGCGGGCCGAAGTTCGCCAGAAGATCGGCAGCC